GCTCTGTTGCAAGAGCCTTTATCCCTAAAAGAGCAGTGTTTGGGTAAATTAGATCATCATATTTAATCTCATCGACACTGATTAAAAACAAATCGCCTTGTTTTTGAGGGTCAAGAGAACTATCATCAGATGTTCTGGTTACTCTTATATCATATTTTTCCGGGTCTAATCCATCTTTTCTGAAAACTCTTCTTAATGTAGTCCTTGATTTATCGCTAATTGTAGTTGTCCCCAAATCAATCCAAGAAGGCGCTCCATTTACCCGATACTCAACCTTGTATGTTACACTCCAAGATTTTATTGAGCCATTCGTTTTATCAACTTGAAATAGTCCACCCTGCAAATTAAGAGATATCTCAAAGGCTTCTACATCGCTATCTGTTGTGGTATAAGTATAAGAATTGTCTTTTGTCAGTTCGGTATTGATATTATAAACATTGTGTAAATCCTCAAACCCGGGGATTAACTCTTGGTCGTTAGTTCCGTATCTTTTATAAGTTGTTATCCCGCTAAAGTTTTCAATCGGTTGGTCGTTGATTAAAATATCATCTATGCTTTCAATCTCACCTTCGCATATTCCGATCAGCATATTAAGATATTGTTTATCCCCATCGGTTGAAACGAATTGGTTTATTATATTACCGCCGGTTCTGTGTTCTCCATAAATTACCTTAACCGGAGCGCCTACCTCTTGGACTGTCCTTATCCCTTCCCAGCCATAAGTTGGGCTTTTCTCGTCCAATCCAGAGTCGCCAAAAGAAGGCAATCTAGGCTTATTAGCTGTTAAAGCTGAATAAACGGAATATGCTACTGTCAACACGGCAGCATAAAACGTTAATACTCCATACATGGTGGTTGCCCCTGTTACCCATGTTGCGAAACTCCAAAGTGCTGCTCCAACAGGCCCTTCAATCTTTGGAGTTACACAAATCTCTGAATTATCAGGAACGATAAAATCCGGTTTGACTACCTCTCCATCGACAATAGTATCAAACTCTTTGCAGTTGAACTCGGTTTTTTTAAGGTATTGTTCTATTGTTCCGTTCTTTATAAGTTCAACTTCTTGAGTTTCAAACTTACCATCTAATCTAATTGGGAAGTATTTAATTATCATGTCTGTAAAATCCGTTTATCCTATCTCTCCAGTTAAAATCCATAACTCTGCTTAAAACAACTCCGGCTCTTGTGGCATGTATAAACTTAAATTTATTTATCATTACTCCGGCATGGTTGGCTATTCCTTTCCCGTTGTTTATCAATACCACATCAAAGGCCTGTGGAGAGTTTACTTTTATCCAATTTTTGCTGGCATTTTCAATGAATAAATCTCTGCCTTTCCAAGACCAGTTTTTATCGTACCCATGGATATCAAACAACTCGATTCCCTTTTCATTCTTAAAGGCCTTTAGTATCAATCCCCAGCAGTCAACAAACCCATCTTCTCTGCCTTCGTGCTTAAATTGCCAACCAATATATTTATCCCACCACATCATACTATTATCATCTGTCGGCTTGGAGTACTTGGAAACCCGCCAAACCTTTTATAATTACCAAGTTCCTTACACCTTTGTTTTGTTCTGTTGCAGGTTGTTGCTTCTCCGGCATAACCGCATTCATAAGATTTAAACTTCCATTGGCAATAATTCCGTGAATAAGTCCGGGCTGGAAGTACTATGCTTAAAGCATTGACCTTAGGCCTTAAAATAAAAGAAACATCCCTTTCATTTGACTTTGTATTATCTACATAATAAGTCCATTCTACCTTTGAATCAGGATTATCAAGTTTGTTAAGCCATACTATCGTTATTTTGACTTTAATTCCAATTAGCCCTTCATAGTCTATAAGATAACTTCCGATTAAGCGAGATACATTCCCAACAGTGATTCTAATTTCATCTGTTTGGTTTTGAGAGTTCTCTCCTATATCATCATGGGTTATCGGGAAGGCTACATAAACTTGACCATTAAAGGTAATGTCCTCACTCCACTCTGCCAGGTAAAGATTGTTAGCTCCGTCATATTTATAGAGAGTATAAAGATAGATTGGGGCATTAGTGCTTTTGTTTTTCTGTTTTTTAAAGTCATCATGTGCATCAATAGGCATTAGGTAACCACCTTCTTGAATTGAAAAGAACATTGGAAAGTTCCGTTTCTGTATCTTGTTCTGAAACTCCCCGGCTCAAATCTTACATTATATTCTGTGTTGTCAAAAGGAGATGTAAATGTAAAACTTTCTAATGCTCCGTAATTGTTAATCAAAGCATTCCTATAGCTTTGTAATTGGACATAAGTCAATACAGGAGAAGTTATTTTATATCCTATAACACTATTAGCATGTACTAACCTTCTCTGTTCGACATCATTCTCAAATTGTGTTATTGCTACACTATAATCAAGTAGTTCTTCACAAGATTCTCTGTTTAGTGAAAAGTCAGACATTTTATCTCCTTACAGTTTCCCTTCTGATTATTCCGTTTCTTAATGAATCTCTGTTAATGATATTTACTATTACACCTTCTCCTTCTCTGCCGGACATCGCCATGGCCACTGCCTCAGGAGTAATATAGTTATGTATTTCGATTGCTTGCTCTCTTTTCTTCCCTGCATCGTAAGCAGGGACTACTTGTTCTCCGGAATGGAGTTTATAAGCTCCGGTATAAGGTACTTCCTCTAGTCCTTCCTGAGCAGTTACTATTGGGCCTGGGCCTGCCGGAGCTGCCGAAGCTGCTGTTCCACCGCTGCCCCAGCCTAGCCAAGAACCAAACTTAGTGCTACCAAAAAGCCCTGTAAGCGCGGCATAAGCAGCTATTTGAGCTAATGTCTGGAGAATTGCATCACCAAAAGCGGAAAAATAGTCTTGAGCAGTTTTAAGTTGCCCCTTAAAAGCATCATAGAAAAAGGTTCCGAAGGCATCTTCAATGTTCCGTGCTGCTTGTTTTCCAAACTCAGTTAATCTTTCGAATGAGGCTTTGCCATCGTTTGTCATGTTTCCAAATTCTTTTTTTAGCTTATCAATGGCTCCTGTTGTTTTATCTACTATATCACCCACTATATTATTATCAGCTGCATTATCCATTTCATTAAACGCTTCAACTGTTCTTTCCCCGCACTCTTCGGCAGACTTTCTTAATCCATCTACTGTTTTTCTCATTCCATCAGCAGTATTCTTAAACTTTTCTCCAATCCAGGGCACCTTCTCCATTTTTGCAATCCAGTTAGCTAACCCTTCAGTCAAATCAGCAAGCCCTGTATTAACTCCTTCCGCGAATGACCACCAAGCTATTTTAAGGCTTGCAATTATTGTTTCCCATTTATAAAAAACCACTAACGCTGCAATAAGAGCAGCAGTAATACCCAAAGTTGTAAGAATAATTGGCCCAAGAGCAAGGTTGAATCCTAAAACTGATATTGTTGCTCCATGAACAGCACCCTGGAATATAATCATAGCAGAAATTATACCAGGCAAAGCTATTGCAAGACCTCCTAAGGCAATAAGTGTCAATCCTAAGACTGATCCTAAATAAGTTAATACAGTTGCAAGAGTTTTGTTATTATCAATCCATTTTTGAAGCCTAATAGCAATGGTTGTAACCATATTTGATAACTTCTGTATGGCCGGAAGAAGTAAATCACCTATTTTAGTAGCAAGGTTGGTAACAGTATTCCAAGTTACTTTGAGTATTGATTCAGTTGTATCAAACCTTTTTTGTGCCTCTTCTACAAGTGCAATATTTTCTTCCCAAGCTTTTGATGATTTTTCTAATGCATCTGTAAGGATACCACTCGCACCACCAACTGAAAGAAATGCCTGTTTAAGTCTTTGATCCCCCAGTTCAAGTTCTTCAAGAATCTTTGCAGCTTGCAATCCTCCTCTTCCAAGACCTTCAATGAAAATAGCGAATGCTTTTCCAGCATCTTTTTCAAAAGCCTTTGTAAATTCATCAACGGTCATCCCGGAAACAGAAGCAAAAGTTTTTAGTTCTTCATTTCCTGTTTTAATAGATTCACCTATTTTTACTAGAGCTTTACTGACCGCTGTTCCACCACGTTCGGCTCTTACACCTACAGAACTAAATGCTGTGCCTATTGCAAAGATATCTGGTGTAGTCAGCCCAACGACTTTAGCTGAACCTGCAATGCGTTGTGCAAAAGAAGATATCTCTGCTTCTGTAGTAGCAAAGTTATTACCTAAATCAACTATTGATGCCCCCATTCGGTCAACATTAGTAAGAGGCTCTTGCATGATGTTAGCAATGCGGGCAAAATCTGTAGCTGCTGCTTCTTTTGTAAGATTTGTTGTTACTGATATTTTAGCTACAGTTTCAGTAAATTTAGTAAGCCCTTCAACTCCTCTTACACCTAACTGCCCGGCAATTTCCATAATTCCTGCTAAGCCAGATGCTGCCATCGGCATTTGATTGGATAAGTCTATAAGATTTTTTTCTAATTTGGCATATTCTTTTTCTGTAGCATCAACAGTCTTGCGAACACCGGCAAAAGCAGACTCAAAGGATATCGCACTCTTAGCAGCTAAAGCATATCCAGTAGTCATAGCAGCTCCGGCAATCATGAATGACCTGCCCATTTGAGTTACTTGAGCCTGATTGCGCAGAATCCAACCTTTCATACTGTTAGTATCCTTACGGACATTTTCTACAGCCCTAGACCACTTATTGAGGTCTAAGGTCATTCTGCCTACTATGGAACCAGCATCAAACATTGGATCGCCTGCCTTTTCTCCCTATTGCTTTTAAACTTTCCCAATTGCTTTTTATCACTTCTTTTTCTCCTACTTCAATCTTCCTTAACTGTTCTTTAAGCGAATAAATATATGTTTTAAATTCGCTATCTTTTACCATTGCCAATCTACAGGTTTGGGCATCCCTAAGTTGCTGTTCTAAAATCTTCTTCTGTGCTTCTCTTGCCCAAAACCTTAGATCTCTAATGTCAAGATTAAGTAATTCTTTATAAGTGAATCCCGGGAAGGTATAAGCGATTAAAGCTAATCCACCTATACCTTCCGGACGTTTTTTAAATCATCACCTACAATAGAGTCAGTAATAAACTTTAATACGCTGCTAATCTTCCTAATGTCAACTCCTTCTAATTCTCCTTCTTCAACCCCCAAGAGACAAGCCAACTGTTTTACAGGTATACTGCTATCTCCTTTCTTCTTTCCTATCTCAGTTACCCTTTTAATTAAATCAGTGGTAATCTTGCCTACATTGTAAACCTTGCCTTCAAGAGTTATCTCAATTGGTTCTGATATTTGCTCTTTGTCGGCATTAAACTTTAAACTCATAAAACCTCCTCAAGGCGGTTATGCGCCTATTTTAAATAATTCATTATTATCGTTAGGAAATATCTTAAATATTACCTTGTAAACTCTCTGCCCTTCCGGCGAGTAATCAACTTCCCAATCTGATCTTGGAGAAGCTAATGCTGCTGTTAACCAAGTTGTTGCATCAGATGAAACCTCATTATCGATAATTGGCTTAAGGATTAAAACCTTAGCATTATCTTTAAGGGACTTTCCTATGGTTGTACCAACAGTTAAAACACCGGCCTCATAGACTGCATTCCCTAAAACCTTCAACAAGTTAGCTAGAGAAGCCCTTGTTAAAGGAACTTCTGCTTCGCAAGCTGATACCCCTGATGTGATACCATCTATTTCTGTTACTCCTGTTTGGTCTGTTTTTACAGGTGCAGTTTCTTCTGTATAACGAAACTTTACCCCTCCAAAAGTTTTTCCTAGTGAAGCACCATCAAAATCAACATCACAAGGCCCTAAATCTTTAATCGGTGAACTCATCTCTACCTCCTATTTGTCTTGAATTTTAAATACATAATTTGTGCTTATCTGCCATAAGCCTTTCTCATCTTGCCCTAAACTCTGCGGTGAACTCACCGCCTGGGCTACGTTAACATAATACTCTTTACCGTCAATTACTGGTAAAGTAATCCCTGCAATTCCATGCAGTAAGTCAAAAACTGTTTGAGCATTGGTTTTAGCTGTCCAATAATTTTCACTTCTAGATAAAACTTGCACTCTTTTTTCTATATAATCAGGTAATTCATGTTCTGTTGCCCCCCCGGATTCAATAGCTACCACTGCACTGCCTGTTATAGTAGAAGGAATATATCCTGCAAACAAATCAGTGCCTATTGTAAAATCAGTTTCGTTTTCTATATATTGAACTATTTCTTTTATCATCTTCCTGCCTTTTTTATTGTTGTTGCTATTTGTTTTATATATGCTTTCTTATTCTTTTGTAATTTACTTTCAAGATACTTCGGCCCTGAACTTGGTTCAGTAAACGTAAACCCTATTCCTTCGTGAAGCCTTGCTGCGTAAGGAGCGTTATAACCTATCACTCCAACTAATTTTCCATAGGAAATTGACATTCCTAAGTCTCTTTTAGCAAACTTTGCTTTTCCATGGCTTGAAACTCCTGCCAGTTTGTTCTGCACGAACATAGAAGCTGAGCCTCTTAAAAAGCCTTCCTTCAAAGGCACTGTCGGCACTTCCATTACGCAGTCATTCTCTAAATCAAGCATAGCCCTGCCTAATCCCTTCTCTGTTGCTTCAGGAATAGCATCTTTTACTATTTTTTTAAACTTTTTATCAAAATCATTTGAGTCAAATGTCATCATTTCAAATTCACCTTTATAAATCTATTACTAAAATCCTTAACTAATTCCAGAGATAATATGTTATATTCTTTCCCATTATATTTTATTTTATCTTCATGGTTTATATCTACACTTGCCGGAAGTAAAACAACCGCACTTGAGACAACTTGCTCACCTTCCAGGCTTCTTACCATTTTAGTTTTGTAATTAAATCTTCCCTTTATGTTAGTTGATTCTGTCGTTGCAGTTCCCCACTTGTCATAGGTTACTGTTAATATTTCCATTGAGTCTTGCAGATAAGCATTTATCATAATGACTTAACAACCTCCCGGAATTTGTTATATGAAGGAATTGGGATTGTATTAGAATTGCTTAATTTTACCATCGAATCATATTCCCCCCTCTTTTCTAAATTCTCTTCTGTTATCGGAGTTATTCCACATCTGCATCTAGGATGAACCGGGGGCTTTTCTCTTAGGGGAGGAAAGTCTGGGTGATTCCCTGAAATGCTAAAAATTCTACCTGAAAAGTATTGACAAATCTCGCAAACATCAGAGTGTGCATCCCACTGAACTAAATCTACTCCATACCGCAAGGCTGTATTCACTGTTCCTTCCGACGAGGCTTCTCTGGTTCTTGTCCGGGCCACCATCTCTGCATATTTATCAGGCCTATAGTTTCTGCCTTTGATTGAGATAAATCTTTCCTCTCTCATATTAGTTCTTAGATCCTTTAATATCCCACTTGAGATTGCTCTTCTTGGTTCGCCTGTGATCATACCCTCGGCTATCCTTCTGCTTATTTCTCTGTCTTGTATTATAGCCTGTTGGCTTTTATGGATTACACTATTCAATGATCCTCGCATCCCGTCATTAGCTACTAATAGCTCTCTGGTTACATCATCCACTAAAATACTAACTGCTTGAGTATGAATTTGGGCATCGTAATTTACAAATCTTGTTACTCCCAATGCTTTTAATCTTTCCGCTGATAAATCAATCCCCCTGTCATATGAGGCAGGCATTGTAGCTTTAGCCCATTTATAAGTTTGTTTGTCTAAACTTTTAATAATTTTATCCGTTTGATGTAATATCTGATTGGCTCTTGCCCTTCCAAAATCTGTCAAATCAACTGACTTTAATTGAGATAATATCTTCTTTTGTGCAGAACTATAAACTATCCTTAGCTGTTCAATCTGCTTAGCTAAATACAAATCCCTACTTAATGTTTTCAATTCATAAAAAGCCATTATTCCTCTCTTTCTATTTCTGCAAAATAAGCACTGCTCTTTTTAACACTTTTTAATAAATCTTCCACAACTTTAGGGAATCCACTAACATTATCCCCATAGCTCTCTTGAACTATCCCAGCTGACTTGACTCCTTGAGCTTGTAAACCCATCCGTGTATCCATATCCGCTTGATGTAATAGCAAAAATAGAGCCATCTCGCATTGGGCCTGTTCCATCGCTGTTGTTGCCTCATCCGGTAAATCAAAATCTGCATTGCTTATTTTATTAAAGGCTGTAACTAGAGCTTTAACTTTTGTTTCAGAAGAACTTTCATCCCACTCGTCAGAGTTGAGCCTTGTGTCAAAGTAAGTATTAGCGTCCTCTAATGAAATCCAAGTATTTGTCCCAATTGTCAAACTCATTTTTTCCTCCTGATTAAATAATGATAATCTCTCCCACACATTGTGCTGCAATATTCTTGGTTACTTTCTTCAGGCTCGAATTCTTTTCCGCAATTTTTGCATATTCGCATTTATATATTTTCTCTTTCACGAATAAGTTTATTCTCTCTCCAAATAAGCGAATCCTCTTTTGTATTCTTT